TCTCTTTAAGGGTTTTGATACCATCTCTGGTGATATATTCCGTCTCTCCAGAAAAACAATTGTTCAGGGCGGCTGAACCTCTGGCAAACATGAAATCTGTGCCCATCATCCACAGGCCGCGACCAGGTGGAAGGAATTTGAATGACCAAATTCTTTCGAACATTTCTTGGGCACTATCTTGTGCTCGTTCATAGTCCCATGGGATGTGTATTGAGAGGCAGTGTCGTCGCTGGATTTCGTAGCATCCTTCTACTACTCTTTTTGCTACGTCTAAGAAGGATTCTTTCCCGCCTTCTGCTTTATCTCTGGAGTATGTGCGGTAAAATACGAATTCACCTAACCCGTTGAATCCGAAGTTTGGTTTCTTGTTATTATATTGTTCTAAAAATGTGCTTGCGAGCTTAAATGGTTTACATTCTTTGTGGGCTGAACCAAAGTATGTTTCACCTATGTTGACTATTTTGGGCGTTGGTTTTAGTAGTTTACTGCGGGTGCTTGATTTTGATTCTGGCATGTTGGGTTCAACCACTATCGACATAGAACTGCTCCTGACCAGTCTAAGACTGGTTTTCTTGTTTGTACTCTAGGATACCATCCTGGGATGCTTGAAAGCATCGACAGTGTAGCTACTGGGCCAGCGCCAATTAAAATTTTGAGGAGAATCGTAATATGCGACAACATAATTCCTATCATCCCTCGAGCGCTCTGATCACTACCTCTGAGCTATTATATAGCTCGAATATCCGTCTCCGACACAAATACATCGCAGCATCCGTAGGAAGCATGTCTCGCTCATGCGGGTGAGTGATCTCTAATGTATTCAAAATCGAAATAGCCGACTTATTTATGGATAGGAATTCTAATGATATTTTCTTCGCAAAAAATAGGGACGTCAAATTTGTAAAAGCCTGTTTAGTTGGCCTCTTTAAGAGATAGACCCTAACATCCGTAAGATTCAATGAATCCAAAAATTCAATAGTCGACTCAAGTCTTTTAATCATATGAATACTATTATCTGCTTCAGTCTTCAGTTTCTTATAACATATGGTCATCATATTTTGTTGGTGAAGGACTGCTAAACCTTTATTAATCACTCCTAGTTCTTTAGCATGATTTATCGCGATATCGATAAATCTTTGGCATGTGTCTGGGTCGAAGTCCCATTCTTTGAATTTTTTGGTTATTGATTTTATGAATCTCCATTGGTATGTCTTTGTGTGGTCTTTTGCATTTGGCAGCTTTAGCTTTATGCCTTGCCGTAGATATGATTCGAAACAGTATTGCCATACTTCCTGTTCTGACAGAACAATTTCGCATATCATTGGGCACCACCTATGTCTGAAAATCCTGAAGAATCGACAGTTCAACAACACACTGGCATTTTTGATGAAAATCATCCAGATGTCTTAGAGGTATTTGGCAGTATGTGCGAACAAGTTAACATTAACACATCAATAGCCATTATACTAGACCCAACAGATGGCAAACCTAAGGTTTTTATACGAGGCCATCTATATGACGTTGGGCATTTAGTGACAAAAGTCGCAAACCAGATTAAAAAAGAGCTGATGCAGGGATTATCACTTCTCGTAATAGTAATTGGTCTCTCTGGAATCTAAAACCACGATCTCATTGGTGCCAATTCTATTAACAGCAGTAGGACTACTTTCCGAAGCTATGGTAGGCTCCGACAAGATATTATTGGCCGGACTAAACACATCTACATACAACACACCGTCCACACTCTGAATAGCCTCGACCAAGCTACTAATATAAAATGACTGGCCCATCTCCCAATTAGCGATATCGAAATACGCAGTAATCATCGCCTCTGTTTTTTCCTTCACTACAGACGCCTCAGCGCCCCTATTTAAAATGACATTAGCTTTCAAAGACACCTTTTTCATGCTGCCATCATGAATAACGACAGTATCAGTCATCACATTCAGAGTATTCACATAGGTCTCAAGACCCTTCTTAAGACCAGCACTGGGGCTTGATAAGCCATTTGAACCAAGAGCCAGAATATAAAGATCAACAATGCTAGCTCTCAAACCAATCCTGGCTCCAGCAACAGCTTTAGCAACCGTTCCAAAAGCAGGGTGCGAAAAAGACTTGGCAGCTTGAGCATAATCCGCAGCCGTGACGATAGATCTTTGTAAAGCATAGTCTTTTGGTGCCCTTCTCTTTGCGTCCGCTAAACTCTCGCGATCAGTACCACCGACAGCAGCAGTAATGTTCCGGAATCTTACGGATACCGGCGCGCTAGCTGGAGGATTAGCTCTCATCTGCTTCATAGTATCAAGCACAAAAGCACCAATCCGACCTCTCACACCGCCGCCTTTACGATAAGTCACAGTAATAACAGAGCCGATCTTTGGAGAACGACCAGTGATATCATCACCGAACTGAATGGTTATACCCGTCGAACTAACAGTAACCTCAGCGACAGAATCATTCGGACCATATCTCTCAATAGGGTCAAAAATCGGGGTGTAGAAAGAAGCGACATTACCATAAACCACCTTGATAGTGATAGGGCTATCAAGAATGTTAGTATCAGCAATGTTTAATACCTGATTTGGGCCGCCAGCACTTATAACCGAATCACTAGTCCCAGTGACACCCTCAATACCATAAGCTATCACACCACGTTTACCAGCTGGTATTACAATATCACCAGTAAAATCAAAAGGCGATTTGAAGACCTCATAATTAAGCAGGGTATTATTAGGGCCGTTGATGCTTAACATCAGACCACCCTGAATCTGAATATCAGTGAAAGACGGGTTGTCTATAGATACTTCGACATCAGTTATAGCAGGAGTGGCATTTCTAATCTTTTGGTTGATCAGAGCAAGATGGTTTATGACTGCCTGTTCTGACCTTGCAGTTGGTAAAGTCGATTCATTTGCTAGCAAATCCGCCCGAAGTGAAAGCTTAGCCACTATAGACGCCACAATTTCAGTTATCATCACAATGCCGTTACTAGCGACAAAGTCATTAAACTGATCAGGAAAATACGTAGCAATATACTCATATATCGCTTTGCGAGAAGTATCGAAATCTAAGCCACTAAAATCGATCTTCCGAAGCGACGCTGGTGTTAATGCAACGCCAAACTGCTCTGGATTCGTGGGAAGATCAAAGTAAGTCATATCAGCCATCTATCATCCCCCAGAAACAAGTCTATCAATTGTGATGTACAGATTCGGGCTAACCTTAATCTGAGCCACCAAAAAAATCCTGAGTTCATTTGTATTATCGGTGGCGGTCAGATTTAGCTTAACCACATTGACACGAGGTTCATGAGTCTTAATGGACTCACTGATGCTATCTCTAATGGCTAAAATCTGACGACTATCTAGCTGCTCAAAAATCGAAGACCTCAATATCGTACCGAATGTTGGCCTAAAAACCCTCTCGCCAGGCACAGTCAGTAACAATTGAAGCAAGTCATTCTTAATTAGCTGCTGATCCTCTTGCCTAGATAGAATGCCATTAGGACCGCCATAGAACGCTGGGTTAAACCCGTAGAGTAACGCACTCATTTTAACAACGCTCCTAGTGATCTTAAAGCATCGGTTTCGGAAGACACTTGTAACTGAAGAGCAGCAATCTCGCCATTTAGATTTCCCGCAATGATTATATTAGCAGACAGATCTAATTTCAGTTTCTCGATGTAACTGGTCAGTGCTCCGGTGCTATTTGCCAGCTCCAAGGCGGCTATAGCCTTGGTTGTATCGCTATTTTGTTTAGTCAAATTCAAGAGTGCAACGTTTTTGTTTGCTGCTTGTCTTTTCAGATCATTGATAGCTGTTGTTTTAAGATCAAAGCTTGATTGAATCGCTTGATTGATAACAGTAACGTCTGTTTCTTCTAGGCCAAGTTTTATAAAATCAAGATAATACAGATTATGGCTGAGATCAGAGACATCTGACGTTATCTTATCAGCGTAAATCGCCGTGTCAATATCGCCAAATTCTAGTATCTGCCCAACTTCGTATATCTTCTGACCAGACTGAACATTATTACCTTTAGCAGTTGAAACAGTGAATACCAAATCACCCAACTTGGTTCTATTTATTTCTAAACCATCAATTTGCCTGATTTCTTCGCCAGTTGGTATGGTTATAAAAAAGATACTTGATCTAGATGGCGCATTATTGCTTATGTTATACGTTATATTAGTGCTAGCCAAAAATGTCGGCAACTGATCATAATATAATCCTGTTGGATACTTGATGATCATATTGGGTGCTCTATATCTTCCCTTGGTGCTGTATCAAAAGGACTATTGTATGTTTTAGCACGATCACCAGGGGATAATTTAGTATACTCTGATTTACCCAGACCAAAGACATTGTTCGCACCGGGATCTCTTCGGAACAATTCAGCATGAACCTCAGAGTCAGTTCTTACAAAATCCTGTATAGTGACCCTGGCGCTGCTAGAAGACAGATTAATAGCAGCTCCAGACTTCAAATTAAGATTGCCACCAGCCTGCAGATTTAAATCACCACCGGCAATAATATTGATAGCATTAGCGCAAAAAATCTCGACAGTACCATCTACCTCATTATTTTGTATGACTATCTTATGAGAAGTATCATCCAGAATCTGAAACATACTGCTGGACCTACCAGATCGCCAAACACCGAGAGATAGCTTCTTGCTAAACCAAAAACCACGCTCCTGACAATCCACTAACTCAACCCACGGACCATCACCACTACTACCATCCCTAGCCTCAAGACCCTGATTCGCTTCACCAGCATCAACGCCAGAGATCTCCACGGGCTTGTACGGAGCATTTCCCTTACCTGCTCTAGTCTTAAGCCTAATGTATTCATTGTCAAGATCTAATTTTAGGTGGTGCGATCCAGTCTCGGCATCAGTGGACATGATCGGCTTTCCGATAAATTCATTTTCTTTTATGCCTTGATGTGACATTGGCCATTCCTGTCCAAGCCTTGTCGACATCATCATATATTGGTGTCTATCATTGATCTCGATTGTTTGACCTAGTGGAGAACCCCATGTGCTATGATTTGTGCTATCGTTTTCATTGAATTCGAAATAATACCCTATCTCTGTCGCATCGTCATTACCTCTTTGGCACCCTGCATATCTTCTGCCCTTCATTAGTATGCCATTACCGGTAGGATCTGGCTTTAGTTCAGATTCCCTAGAGTCGCTGCCACGGTCATCTAGGACTATTTTATAGCCGTGTCTTGTGACGAGCCGCATGAATCTAGCGTCTTTGGCCTTCCAATATTCATCTTCTTTTTCAGTCTTAGTACCCACCTCATCCAGCAAGAATCTTTTGACGTAATTGTCTTCTTGAGGATCGAAGCCTTTATCATATGCTTGGAATAGCATACCGCCTTTGGTTCTTATTTTTATCCAACGCTGGTCCTGCTCGGTCTCTCGTGAAACATAGGCGGCTTCACCATATTCTGGCCTACATTTAGAGTCTACGGGGCCGGGTTGAGCCCAACCGACATCGCGGCATTCTATCTTGTGACCGTACCTTGTTAGGGACTCTATGCGGCGCTGGTCTGTTCCTGGCTCTCCAGTCTTTGGATGGTCTTCATTCAATAGCTTCTGCAAATACAAATATCGCTTAATCTCAGTTATTCTGTCTTTATCTTGATCGTTGGTGATTTCACCAAAGTCACCGTCTTTCTTCCAGGTGTAACCCTGGTCACCCATTATATGAATATGACCGTACCGTGTGGCTCTCACAAGATACTTTTTGTCTGGGTCGTTTTCGATGGGTGCTGTGGTCGAAGTCGCTAATATTGATTTAGCGCCTGGGTCTAATTCAATTGGCGGCGGGGATATTTCATGTTCTTTTGGGAAGTATCCGATGCTCGATGAGTAATCGATATTACCATATCTGTCTTGGTATCCATACGACATCGGCCTCCCGTCCTTAGGAAGATAGTCGACATCGTAGTCTTCAAAAGCCTTCCTCTGACCCCTACTATCATATGATAATGGTGTTATACTTGAGACCCGTGCTAACGGGTAATAGCCTCTTAATGTTGGTGTAGCATGTCCGATCCATACAGGACCGTATGGGTGCTGCTTTTCAAATTCGATCCAAACCCAGTCGCCTATACAAGGCATTGCGAATTCGCCAGAGTTAACCCCACCAAGCCTGGAAGCTGATGAAGCCCATGGACATTCTTCCGGCTTTAAGTCAAAGTCATGCAGTTCTGGACACTTAAATCTTATTCTGTTCATGCATAATGGATCGTTAGTCTCTGCTACTTGTGCTCTATATATGCCTGGGAATCTTACCCCTAGTGGCTTGTGTCTATCTTCGAAAAATCGACCCCAGACCACGCTTGCTACGTCCATCAGTCATTTTCTCCAGCAATGCCAGTCTGTACAACTGAGCGTATAGGGTACTTTAATTGCAGACCCGTTGGTGGCCAATTAAGTACGTCAGTCACGTTATTGAATGCAATCAGAACCCAATCAAAGTATGGTGTGCCGTATATCATATTACTTATTAGATCCGGCCTTCCATTGTGATTGGATTGGACCACATATGTTTTTACATAGTCACTAGAAAGAGTCTTAGACAAAAAACTCGGTGGTGTCCATGTATCAACTGTTTCTACGTTGTCAAATATGACTGTTTCTGTACGCCTGAAGCGTGAATAGCTATTGAATTTCATCAATACCAGCTTTCTTGTAATCCTTCGTCACTCTCAAGACCGTTTTTGGGTTCGTTTCCTCCGGTTAGCGGCGAAAAATTCCACCATAGTACCAAGTCGAAGGACACGTCAGTTCTTAGTGGATGTACGTCACTACCCTCCCCGACATACCTGTCGCTATGCTTTATATTCAGATTTCTCATGAAGAAAGTCGTTTCGCCATCACCGCCCATATTCCAAAATTTAGCCAAAATCGCAGCCTTTTCATTAGAAAATAATTCTTTTAAATTAAAGTAATATGATCTGAAATATTGCACAGCTCTCCTAACAGATCCAACTGTCCACAAATCACCGTCCACAATATAGCTAGTCTCTATAGAATAATATCTCTCATTTGGCCCAGCATATGTAAAGGCAGGATAGATTCCGATAATTTTCGCGCCCTCATCTCTAAAATCACCAGACATTGAATTAGCAGTGATTTTAGGTGGAAACTGGAATTCCTGCTGAGGACCTTCTGGCCACTTCAATACAAAAGATGATGCTAGCTCAAGATCTTGTGATGCATATCGCATTGCCATGTTAGCTCACCCATGCGTTGTAACTGGTGGAGACACTCTGACGGTTTCTCAGCTCGATTAATTGCTCATCCATTAAACTGATCATTTTGTCACCTAAGATACTACTTTGTTTCTTCATCTCGGATAACTCATAAAGCATAGCAGCCAGAACGTCTTTCTCTCCAGAATTCTGAGAATCTGTCGTACCACCCTCAGTTCTGGTGGTCGTCTTAACATTCTTTATTGGCTCAGCTGCAGCACCTAACTTAGGAGATAAGAAGCCAGCTAATATGGCTTTAAAAGGAT